CGCCCACACCGAAGCGGGTGCGAAAGCCGGCGGACTGCCGCGCCATGGTCTGCGCATCACCAAATACGATCCGCGCCTGGTCCCGGGTCGTCGCCAGCGAATACACCTCGGCTCCACCCTCACCATCGGCTGCCAGCATGTACAGCGCCAGCGCAGAGGACAGCGTGGACTTGGCATTGCCGCGCGGCACCTCGATGTAGGCCCGGCGATACCGGCGTTTTCCGTCCGCCTTTACCCATCCGAACACCGTGCTCAGGATGAACACCTGCCAAGGTTCCAGATGGATCGGATCGCCTGCCAGCGGACCTTTGACGTGCGGCAGCCTTTCAATGAACGCACACAGGTTGTCCGCCGGCGCAAACGACTTGCCCGATCGGTCCATCAGTTTTGGGTTGAATCGCAGCAAGCTGCTCTTCCCCTTGAACTTGACCAGGTCGTTCAATTGCCGCTGGCATGCCATGCGCACCCATCGGCACGCGGAAACATCTCCCTCCACCACGGCCTCGGCGTAGTGCCGGGCGATGGTGGCGTAACTGCGCGCGGGCATCAGCCAGCGATCTCCGACCAAGGATCCAGATCGTCAGCCGCTTCCATGGGCAAGGTGATGCGCGAGCGAGATGCTGGCGTAAATCCCATCTCGGTCGCAGCCTTAGTCATGATCTGGGCTTGCTTGTTGGCAATCGCCAGGTACGGCGACTGCATCGGCACACCCGTGTTCGGCGCTTTGATCAGCAATCCAGTCTTGGCCAGGCCCGCTTGCGCCTTGCGATACAGATCGGCGGCGCACGCCCACACCTCGAGCACGGACATATCCAGTCGGCGCAGCAAGTGTTGTGGTGCGCTGTCGATGGCGTAGCGCCATGCGTCCTTGGCACCATCCGTCATGTACGTCGGCGGCTCAACCAGATCCCCTTGGGGCTGCGGCTCGCGCAAGTTCGTGCGGCATTTTTGCAGCGTTCCCTTGATCTTCTTGACAGTAGTGGGCAGTGGTTTGCGTCCGGCCATTTCAATTCGGTCCCGGGGGGATCCCCCCTTGTTTCAATTTGCACGCGCAAAAATCTGTGCACGCGCACGCATCGCGCGCGCCGCGATGTAGAGATTCATCCCCCCTGGGGGGGTAGGTCAGCGCCGTTTGGCTGTCTCGCCAGCGGTTTTGCTGTTGTGGCAGGGCACGCACAGTCCCTGCAGGTTGGCCCAGTCAAACCGTGCGCCGCCGTCCTTCAACGGTTTGATGTGGTCTGCCACCACCGCCGCGACAACGCGCCCACGGCCCTGACAGCGCGCGCACACCGGGTGCTCACGCAGGAACGCAGCACGCACCGCACGCCACGCGGCTGACTGATAGAAGCCACGCTCGGTATCAAACCCGCGCCGTGCGCGACCGTAGTCACGATGCGCCGCAACACGGTGCGCGTCGCAGTAACCGGGCGTGGCCAGGACCACACCGCAACCAGGGTGGCGACACGGTGTGGGTGCTGCGATTGGCATGTGAGCAACGGTCAAAAGAAAGTTCGAAGAACACCACCTACTTATCGCCAATGCCCGCCGAAACACGCTTGGCTTCCGTGTTGAACAGCGCGTTACTACCAACACCATCAACCACACAGGAGAAGCACATGGCCTACAGCAGCAACGAATTCACAGTCGACGAGATCGGGTTCATCCAGATCGCATTGACCAAGGTCCTGGCCGCAGTCGCACGCGGCGAACTGGATCTCAACCGGCTTGCGCGCGAGGAACTTGCCGCACGCGGTCTGGATGACAAGGGCATCTGGGTCGGGTTCGATCGCGCCAAGCAGATCCACAGCGCCTGAGGACCAAGACGATGGACGTCAAGACCCTCGACCAACTGTTCCAGCAGATCGCGCTGAACCATCTTTTTGTCGACACGCTTGAGACACGCAACAGCGACAGGCTGGACTTCCACGAAGTGAGCGTGTGGGGCATCAAGACCGCCCTGCAGGCAGCCTTTGACGCGGGCATACAAGCCGCCAGCAGCAGCAAATCCAACCAGTAATCAACCCAGGAGCATCACCATGACAACCCAACTCACACCATCGCAGCAGCAAATCCTCAGCCACGCGGCCCAGTCCACCAGCGGCAAGATCGAATGGTTTCCGGACAACATCAAAGGCGGCGCACGCAAGAAAGTGCTCGACAGTTTGTTCAATCGTGCACTCATCACGCCTCTGGGCGATGAATGGTTTGTCGCGGCCGAGGGCTACGACGCACTGGGACTGGCACGCCCGGGACCGGTCATCGTCGCGGATCCGGAGATCGAAGCTGCTGTTACCGCCATCGAGACAAAGGCGCGCGCTGAGGCCAAAACGCCGCGCACACGCGACAACAGCAAGCAGGCCACGGTCATCAGCATGCTCAAGCGCCCTGAGGGCGCGACTATCCCACAAATTTGTGAAGCCACCGGCTGGCAGGCACACACGGTGCGTGGCACGTTTGCTGGTGCGTTCAAGAAGAAACTTGGCCTCAATCTGGTGTCCGACAAGGGCGAAGGCGATCGGGTCTACCGTATCGCTGGTTGAGCCAGATCGGCAAGCGCATTGAAATGCGCGCCATCACCGGCACGAGTTGCCTCGCCGCCGGTGAAGTCCTGCCAGCGCTTGACGATCACGTCCACGTACTTCGGATCGAGTTCGATCAACCGTGCGCGGCGTCCAGATTTTTCGCAGGCAATCAGACTGGAGCCAGAGCCGCCGAACGGGTCAAGAACCAGATCGCGCGTCTTACTGCTGTTGCGCACCGCGCGCTCGACCAGCTCCACCGGCTTCATGGTCGGATGCAGGTCGTTCTTGTGCGGCTTCTTGATCTGCCACACATCACCCTGGTCGCGGGCTCCGCACCAGTAGTGCTCGACACCATCGCGCCACCCGTACAGGATGGGCTCGTACTGGCGCTGGTAGTCGGCGCGGCCCATGGTGAAGGTGTTCTTGGCCCAAATCACGAAGGTCGACCACTTGCCACCGGCAGCGCGGAAGGCCGACTGCAAGGTGTCCAGTTCTGATGAACTCATGGCGATGTAGACCGCACCCTTGGTGACATTGAGGATGTTCTGACAAGCCGCCAGCAGGAAGGCACCAAAGCCGTCTCCCATGTTGTCGTTCAGGATCGGGCGATTCTTGCCACGCATCTTGTCCTTGGCCGTGTTGGCGTAGTTGACGTTGTAGGGCGGATCCGTGAACGTCATGTCCACCAGTTCGTCACCCAACAGCACCTTGTAGTCCTCAGCCTTGGTGGCATCCCCACACAAGACTTTGTGATCCCCGAGCAGCCAGACGTCGCCAGCGCGCGAGATGGGGTTCTCGGTGACTTCCGGAACCTGATCCTCGTCAGTGAGTCCGTCAGTGCTGGCGTCACCCGCAATTAGTGCATCCCATTCTTCTGGACTGAAGCCGGTGATACCCAGATCAAAACCACCATCTTTCAACTCAGCCAACTCAAGGCCCAGCAGTTCGTCATCCCAGGAGGCGTTCTCGCCGATCTTGTTGTCGGCCAGGATCAGCGCCCGGCGCTGGATGTCCGTCAGATGCGCCATCGGCACGACCGGGACCTCAGTCATGCCGAGTTTTCGGGCAGCGAGCAGGCGTCCGTGGCCGGCAATGACATTGTTCTGGCCGTCGACCAGGATCGGTGCGCCCCAGCCAAATTCGGTGATGCTGGCGGCGATCTGGGCCACCTGTGCATCGGAGTGCTGATTGGCATTGCGAATGTAAGGAATCAACGCAGCGACCTGGCGCAATTCGATCTTGAGATCAGCCACTGGATTACGCATGCGACAACTCCTGGACGCCCAGACGGGCGACGGCAACATCCTCAAATGACTGGCCGGTGCTATCGAGCGTGATGGCAACATTCGGATAGTTCTGCTGGAAGCGGCGTATCGCTACGTCCACGTATAGCGGCGCGATCTCCACCGAGCGGCAGCGACGTTGCGTGCGCTGCGCGGCAAGCAGTGAGGTCCCCGAGCCATTGAAAGGCTCGAACACCACGTCAGCCTTGGCAGAAAAGGTCTCCATGACATGCTCGGGCAGTGCAACCGGGAACACGGCGGGGTGGTCGATGTCCTCACCAATCTTGCCCTTGTGCCGCATGATGCGGATCACGCTGTCGGGGATGCGCGTGTCCTGGGTTGGCGTGCCAGCATGGGACCAGCCCCCGACTTCGCCATCCTTCTTGCGCATGGCGGTTGACGATCCATCGGCGCGCAGGTGCGATTCCTGACCGGCGTGCTTGCAAGGCACGATTTTGTTGGGACGACGCGCCTCATGGTTGAAGTGGAAAATGAATTCGAAGCTGGGAGCCAGACGACCATTCCAGTCACCCGGCATACCCGGACCTTGGTCCCAGACGTACCAGGCGAAGCGACGCCAGCCAGTGGACTGCATCCACTGTAGCCAACCGTCCCAATATGAGATGACTTCGTTGTCGCGGTGAATCAAACCCAAGTTGACCAAGACCTGCCCATCCATTGCCATAGGCAAGGTGGCGAACACACCGCGCATCAAGCCATCCCAATCGACTATTGCGTCGGTGTAGTCCCTTTGGTTACCGTAGGGTGGCGATGTGAAGCACAGCGTGGCGCGGTCCATGCCCATGAGTGCTGAGATCACGTCAGCGTCAGCGGCGTCACCACAGATCAGGCGATGCTGCCCAATGATCCAGAGGTCACCGGTTTGGCTGACAGCCTTGACCGGCGGTTCAGGCAGTTCGTCAGCCGAGTCGTCGGCTAGATCCGAATCTTCCTCGCCATCCTTGGCCAGCAGTGCCTGTATTTCCGCGTCATCAAAGCCAGTTAACTCCAGGGCAAAGCCAGCATCCTGCAGTTCGGTAAGTTCCAGTGACAGCAGTTCGCTATCCCACCCAGCCCGTTCGGTCAGCTTGTTCTCGGCCAGGATAAACGCGCGCTTTTGGGTGTCGGTGAGGTGCGCCAGTTCGATCACTGGCAGCTCCGTCATCTCCAGTTTGCGCGCAGCGAGGATCCGGCCGTGGCCTGCAATGACGCCGCGATGGCCATCGACCAAGACGGGATTGTTGAAGCCGAACTCCCGGATGCTGGCAGCGATCTGCGTGATCTGTTCATCGCTGTGCGTGCGCGCATTGCGGGCATAGGGGATCAAAGTCTCGATCGGCCGATAGTGGATTTTCAGGGATGACATCAATGGGCCCAGAAATGCAAAAACCCGCTGAGAGCATGTGGCTCAGAGCGGGTTTGTGGTGTCGGTCAGCCGTAAAGCGAAGCCACTTGGCCCTACTCACACGACTGTCCAGAAGATAGCCGAAATAGTAGAGCAAAACACCCCAATGTGTTGCACGCTCAAATGAAGGCTTGCGCCGCAGATGTACGCAAGACGCGCAATTGCGCCTCACACACACGCCAAATCCCGCCAATTCACGCTTGGGCATTCAATTGCTCAACGACGATCTGAATCGACAACTTCCAGCGCCTCCATGCCGTCGTGCGACAGCACCCGAATCGCCTGCCGATTTCGTTCCACTCGTAGTTGTCCGCACGCATCCAGACCAGGTGGCGACTCTCCACCTCAAGCCACTGCACCCATCCCATGGTTTCCAGCATCAGGTCGACGTCCTTGGGATCGGGTGGAAAGCGAATCACACGATCGTTGTCGGCAAACCGCTCCCACTCCTGGCGCACGATCGGTGGCCACAGGTTGAAGTAGCCCTGGACACGGACTGGCGGCAGGCGACGACCGGTGACGACCGCCTCATGAAAACGTGCGGCGACATCATCGGCAGACCAGACAGAGGAATATTTAGCCATGCCGAGTCCTCCCGTACAAACGGTCCCCGATGATGCGAATCAGTTGGCGCTCGATCACGCCCAGGCGTTCATCCGCTTCAGATACGACGAGGATGTGTTGCTCCTGCCAGCCACGTTGTTTCACAACATCCAGATCAACGTGTTCGCCTTGCATGCGGCCCAGGGGCGACGGGTAATGCGCTTGTGGCGTTTTCATGTCATGCCTCCTGAGTGTCGATGGCCCAGTGCAGCAAGGCCAGGGCATCGGCTTCGTTGTCGTCGGTTACCGGATGACCCTTGGCACGCATGGCAGCAATGACCTCGTCCTTGCCGGCATTGCCTTTGCCCGTTGCATGCTTTTTGATCGTCCCGACTGGAACGCCTTGGTACGGGACGTTGCGGTGCTCGCACCAGGTGGTGAGCGTGGCCATCAAACCGCCGTAGACGTGCGCGGCATCCACCCCGCCATGGCGGCGCACTTCCTCGAAGTACACCGCATGGATGTCGTTTGCCATGGTGTGGATTTCGGACAACCAGCGCTTGAAGCGCAGGAAGCGCATGCCGCCGCCCTCAAACCGTTGCGGCTTGAGACTGACGAAGCCATGGGCGATCTGGTGATCACGCGCACGCATGGCCCACCCCGTCGTGGTGCCGAGATCGATCGCCAGAATGGTCAGCACACCACCCGCTTGCGTGGCCGGGCCGACGACGGTGCTGACAGGGTCTGACACATCGGACTCGGGATAACGTAACTTCTCTTTAGGTGCGCCCGCGCGCACGTGTAGCAAGTTAATGTTCTGGGTTGTCGGATGCGTCAGGCCGTGGCTGGTGCTTGGGATTTTTGTCATGACCAGTCCCTCAGTTATCGTTGTAGGGGTAGCTTGCGCGTGGGAGGTTGGTCGGCTCCTTCAAGCCGATACCGACAAAGCCGCGCATGCCCGAGCTGTTGCGCCATTTCTCGAAGCGGCGCGTCAAGAGCGCATCCGAGAACCGGCGCATAGAGCCCAGAAACTCGCCATTGGTCTCGGCCCACTGCTTCCAGTCGTTGAACAACTCGAACGTCAGCGCTTTGGCATTGCCATGCAAAACGCAGCGATCCTCGATCCAGCGCCCCATGGCGTCCTCAGCCTCGAAATACTCCTCGGTGGCATCCATGACGCTTTGCGGCTGCTTTAGGCCAGACTGCTGCCACAGCAAGCAACCCTCCAGGGCCCACGCCAGAATGCCGTCGCGTTCTTGCAGAAGCTTGTCGGTAAGCTTGCCGTCGCGCCGTTCGGGCGGAATGGTCACCGTGAAAGGAATCAGATGCAGCCTACGCTTCATGGCCTCGTCCACATTACGGATGGACGGCTTGTGGTTGCCGGCAATGACCAGTTTGAAGTGCGGCGTGTAGTCGAAGAAGTCCTGGCGCATGAAGCGCGCCGACACCTTGTCACCACCGGTGATGGTCTTGATCTTGGATTCGTTCCAGCGCCGACCCTGCTCGGTCTCGATCGATGCGACAAAGCGCGCACCACGCAGGCCTGCCAGATCAGTGGGATGCCGGTCCGACCGTGTTTCCATGAACGTGTCCATGGGCGCGTTGGCGGCGTAGTCACCCAGGATGGTGGCAATCACATTCACGAACACCGACTTGCCGTTGGCACCCGTGCCATACAAGAAGAACAGCGCGTGCTCGCTGGTCACCCCTGTCAGGCAGTAGCCCACCATGCGCTGCAGATAGACCATCAGTTCCGCGTCGCCACCGGTCACATCCGACAGGAAGCCACGCCAGGTGGGGCAGTCCCCTTGCGGCACGGCGGTGCAGACCTTGGTCATCCGGTCAGCACGGTCATGCGAGCGGATGACGCCACTGCGCAGATCCACCACACCACCGGGCGTGTTCAACAGCCAGACGTCCGCATCCCAGTGTTCGGCCATGGAAGCGTGCTTGGGATCGCTGCGTGCGATACGCTCCACCGCGCTGATGGTGGACGAGCTGGCCAGACGCGCACGCAAACGCGGCGTGTCGGCCTTGAACGATGCGGCCCGGCAGATGTTGCGCGACAGATGCTGGATGTAGAGCAACTGGTCCGGATTCCAGCGAATCCCGGTCCACACGAGCCACTTGCCCCATTGGGCGCAGTAGCGCCAGTCCTCACCGTAGCGGCGCGTGAAGGCAGTGGCCAGGCCATCCTCGGTGGTCCAGTCGATGCCCTCGACCAGCTTGTCCTCGATGGGCGCATCGCTTTGGGCAGCCACCGGCACGCGGTCACCGGCCATCAGGAATCCCTGAACGTCAAAACCCTCGGCAATCGCATCGGCCGCATCCCACCCCTCGGGCTTCTCCGCTGGCGGATACAGGATCGCAACGGACTCAGCGCCAGCGGCCAGAATCGCCTGCGATGCGCGATCCGCGTACTCCCATCCGGGCTTGTCACGGTCGGGCCAGATCAGCACGACCTTGCCTTCCAGCGGTGACCAGTCAGTCTTATCGACCGGCGCATTGGCACCGTGCATGGCCGTGGTGGCGCAAAGCCCCAAGTCGATTAAGGCCTGCGCGCACTTCTCGCCCTCGACCAAAATGATCTGGTGGGCAGCAACCATACCCGGCTGGTGGTACAGCGGTCGTGGGTTGGGTGGTGCCATCTTGCGGCGTTTGGCATCCCAAGGCCTGAACTCCTTGCGCCGCCCGGGTGGGTCGTACCGGTAAACCACGGCGATCAAGGCTCCGTTGGCATCCAGGTAATCCCACTTGGCTGTAGCCTGGCCAAGATCGTCCACCGGGGCTTCGCGTTTGGCTTTGCGGGCCGGCACAGGGCTGGCACGACCGGTCAGATCGGCGGCGTATTGCAACACGCGTGCGAAATCGGTGTGCACGTCAGCAGACATATGCCGCGCCAGCAGATCGAAGATGTCACCACCGTCGCCCGTCGCACGGTCCGTCCACAGACCAGCCTTATCACCGTCGACCACGATTTCCAAGCTGTCGCCGGGACTGCCCAAGATGTCGCCAATATGGAACTTCCCGCGCCGGACCTTGCCCGCAGGGACTATGGTGGAAAGCACTGATTCGAGCCGTGCCAGCAACGCAGAGCGGATCTCATTGCGCTCGGCACCGCGATCCGTCTCAATCGGCGCAGCGCAATCATTGAAATCCAGGGGATCCGGATGTCCTTGCTCACTCATCGGACACCTCGCTTGCGGAAACGACGCCACTGGACATCGTGCTGCCGTACAACTGCTGCCACTGGGCAAGCTCCGAGAGCTTGAACCGCACCATCCGACCGATGCGGTAGTGCGGGATGCGCAGCTTGGTACGCTGGCGTGCGTTGGTCATGTAGTACATCGGTAGGTTCATGGTGAAAGCCGCTTCGCGGGCATCAACGAACGGCTCCCGGACCACAGGGAGATGGGGTGAACTGGTTTTCATGGATTGGTCCTCCAGCAACGGTCTGCCCACGCGCAGAACTTGCATTCGAAATGGGTGGAATCGGTGAATGAGCGCGGCAGCAGATCACCTGCCTCACTGGCCGTGATCACGCGTGCGGCGCGATCGGACATGCGCTGCGCCAGCGCCGCATCAAACGGGATCAGTTCGGCGTAGATCTCCATCGTGTCGGCGTTGACGGCAGTGAACAGCGCCGGGTGCTCGTGCAACTCGAGGTAGCTCTGGTACAGCGCGATCTGTGCGGCATAGATGGGCTTGGATACCGCCAGCTTGTGTTTTTTAACATCGCGCCAGGACTTAGCGCCGAGGCATTTGTTCTCCCACAGCGACGGGTAGGCAAAGCCCTCGGGCCCGGCAATCAGCACGCCATCAACATGGCCACGCAGGCGTCCGCCCGCCACAGAGAAGCCGAACTGATGACCGTTGGCATCTTCGGTTTTGAGGTGGAAACCCGCCATGCGCAGCCAGCGAATCGCCATGTCCTCGGTACGGTGGCCGCGCTCGAAGATGCGCAGCAGTCGCCCGGAGAAACCTTTGCCATGGTCCACTGGTGCTTTGGCGTACTCGTACTGCAGTTGTCGCTCGCACGCGGCTCCAAGACGCGAAGCACCCAGGTACTCGC